CATGACGCTGGGGAAAAACAGGTCGGCGCACCCGGCCTTCAGCGCGTCGATGCCCTCCTCAATCTCGGCGTTTTTCATGTCTGGCCTGGGCATGTTCTGGGGCTGGAATATCCGACCAGCCCAGCGCGCGGTGCGCGTCGCGCCCGCGAACTGCAAGGTGTTGCGCAGCCTGCCGTCCGCGCTGGTCGCATTTATCAGCGCCTTATATTTGGCGGTGCTGGTCTTTGTGGACTCCAGGCGTAAAGACAGCAACAGGCGCACACCTTCGGGCAGGGTGGGGTCATCGACTCGGCGGCGCAACGTGTCCGCGCGCATATCGGGCAAGTCCACGCCGTGCTCGGCGCAGATAAACGCCAGCAGGTTGTCGCGCTGGCTGGCGTTGGTGACCAGCCCGTCGGTGGCTTCGGTCACTTCGGCCTTCAGGCGTTTCTGCTCTTTTGCTACGGCTTCGATAGCAGCATGCGCCAGTTCGACATCAACGGCCACGCCCCGGTCGTTGATCCGCTGGTCAAGGTGCCAGAGTCCAAGCTCAGGGTGGCCGGGTTTGTAATTCCAAGACGGCAGGCGCTGGTCGATGGCACGCATGGCGACGATGTCCTGACGGCTGTACTCCAGGAACTCGGCCCACTCCTTCGGGTGGGTTGCGCGCGTGGCGCGGCGCAACGCGTGGCCCTTTGGGCGGGGTTTGCAAAACAACTGGATCAGTTCGCGCCCGCGCTTATCCTTCGCCTGGTCGGCGTCCAGTCCGACTATCTGGCCTATCTTGTCCAGGCTGCCCGGCAGTCCGTGAGCCATGGCCTTGACCATCGTGTCCTGCCAGCGCTCCACCGGCACGTCGATGCCCCAGCAGTGGCGCAGCAGGGTGCGGTCGAATGCACTGTTATGGGCCACGACGGTAACGGTGGGGTCGTCGAGTGCCTGGGCAAGTTCGGGGCGGTAGTAGCGTTCGGTGGTCATGTCCTGCACCACGGGCTCGCCGTCATCAATCGCCCACTGGGCCACAGTAATTTCAGTGCTATGGTGCTCGGCGTAGGCATGCGTGCCCGCGCTTTTCAGGTCGCACTCGCTGAAGGTCTCGCAGTCGAACCAGAGGGTGGTCATCTATCGCTTTCAAAAAAGCCCGTTCCCCGGCATTCCCCGACAATAGTTGCCACTGCGGCGGGGTTTGCCCATACCGCACCACCGAAAGAATCGTCTACGGGAGTGGTGCGGGTAGGGTGCCGGGGCTTGCTGGCGGCTGGGCAATTGCCACCTAGGATTTCCGCAGTCCCGCTGTGTTACGCGAAGTCGCCAGCGTCAGCGCCGTCGGTGACTTCCTCAAATTCCTCGGCGTCGGCTGGGCGGCCTGCGCTGAAGCTGTCGCCATCTTTGTAGAACTGCACCCCGCGCAGTGTGCAGTTGATGCGCTTGCCGTACTGGTTGTCCTGCGCCCAGAATTCCAGCGAGGCGTTGACGTAGCAGCCCGCGTAGGGCTTGCCCGACTTTGGGCCCAGGGGGTTGCGGGCCTGGTCAACCACAGTCGGCGGCGCGTTTTCCTGACTGTTGGCGGACACAAACATCATGCCCGCAAAGCCGTCGTACTGAGGCTTGGTGTCGCCGTCGTGCAGCGCAACCTTGTCGGTCTTATAAAGGCCAGACAGCACGGCGGCAGCCTTGTCTTTCCACTTGTCCTTTGCGATAGCGTCAATGCGTGCTTTGACGGCGGCAAGCTGGGGGTGCTCCAAGGGGATCAGCAGCGCAGCGCCGTAGCGGGGTTTACCCTCACCAGCCACGGTGGTGGGCTCGAACAGGTTAGGGAAGGCCAAGCGAACATTGTTCAGCAAGATGCGGCCAGCGGGTTGGTTGGATGACATGGTAGGTTTCCTTTGCAGTTGATAAAGTGAACATTGTAGCGGATGCTAAAGCATCACGCAAGCGAATCGAAATCCTCGACCACCGGACGAATGTCCAGGGCGGGGCGGCTGTCGGAAACCGGCGCAACGTGGGGTTTACCCTCGTTTTGTACGATCAATTCCGTAGCTTTGGGCCATTGACGCGGGCCGATGTCGCCAGCTTTGAACAGCTTTTCGGCGGTCGTCGGGCTTATCAGCTTCAGGTCGTAGGCTTTTTCCACCGGCAACCGGAAGGTTTTGCGCAGCAGTTCCTCGGCGGCGGCAGCGTCGGCCCACTGGCGTGCGCCACGCTTGCCCGCCACTACTTTGTAGCCCGGCACGTCCTCGCCAGCCAGCAGGCGGCGCTCGGCCTCGGTGCGGATCGACTTGCACCAGTCCTCGATCAAATCGACCTGCGACAAGCAAGCGGCAACCCACTCGGCGCTGGTGAACCCCGTCGCGCCAGGCTTGCACACGGCCTGCTCGGCAAACTCGTCCGGGCTGGCGGGCGTGGAATTGAACGCGGCGCTGGCCACTTCATCGCGCAGGGCGGGGCAGGTGGCCTTGGCCTTGCAGAACCGGCACTGCTTCTCACCGGGGCGCAGGTAGCCATCGTCCAGCAGGCTGGCGGCTTGCGCGGCCTGCTGTCGTTCCTCGACCGCGTTCCAGGCTTCGGTGGCAGCCCACTTTCGCAGGTCGTTCACGGTGCAATCCCATTCGCTGGGCTTGCGGCTCACGCGGGGCTGGAGCACCACCAAGCGCACGCGCTTGAAGTCACCCATAATGCCGTCGCACTGGGCCAAAGCACCCAGGCCGTAGAGCATCATTTGCGGGTTGCGCTCAGGGCTGACCTCAACACCACGCCCGTACTTCAGGTCCATGACGATCAGTTCGTCGTCGCGGGCGATGATTACGTCGGCAGTGCCCCACGCCTGGTCGTGCTCCACGCCGATGGCGTCGGAATAGTTGACGCGGGTTTCCGGCAGCACCACGTTGCCCGCCGCATATTCCTCGATGGCGCCCAGGCACCAGTCGATGTGGTCGGCCATTTCGTCGGTGACTTCGATCCTGTCACCGTCCACGTCGATAATTCGGCCCAGGAAAGCAAGGGGGGCCATGTCATCCCGCAGGCACCACTCCAGCACCTGGTGGGCTGCGGTGCCCTCGCGGGCGTAAGCGTTGCCGTTGTCTGGCTTACCCTGTTCCATGACGGGTTTGCCAGGGCAGAGCATCGCGGCCTCGAAACCGCTGGCGCTGTAATGAGAGTGCGCGGCTTCAGGCATCACAACTCCGCAATCTTGGCGTTGACAGCGGCCAGGGCTTCGCCCCACTTCGCGCTGTCCAGTTCCTTGAAGGTCTTAACCCCGAAACCAGTGGCCACGGCGGCGGCAGCTTCGCGGCTCTTACCGGCCAAGGTGAACACCGCTTTTTGAAGCGTTGGATAATCGACGGGCTCGGCCGAGGAGACACTCGACACAGCGGGGGCAGCCGGTGCGGAGGAGTCCGCAACAGGCTTTGGGTCAGAAGGGGACTCCGCAGCAGGCACTGGCGCGGCAACTTCCTTCGGAGCCGGTGCGGGCGCAGCGGGGGTAGGTGCAGGCTTTGGGGCGGCCACCTTGGCGTTGTTCAGTTCGGCAGCGGGCACAAACTCGCCGGATTCCAAGGGCAGACCGGGCGGGTGCACCACGGCCTTTTTGTTGGCAAAGAAGGCCAGCAGGTCGGCCTCGCTGGTGAAATTAAGGGTGACTTGGATTGACATAGGTGCCTTTCTGTTTAGCGGTTGGTGACGGTACCTAGTGTAGCAGGTGCTAAAACAAAAGCGCAACAAAAAACCCGACTGAAAAGCCGGGTTTTTCGTGTCGGCGTCTGAAAACCGCAGCAATTGACATAACGGTCATAGCACCGTGTAAAATGCTGGGCATGAAAACAATCTCAATCATGAAAGCCTGGATGCAGTCGGCGACTACTGACGAGCAGATCGCACTTGCAGAGCGCATCGGCAGTTCGCGCGGCATGCTCTATCAGTATGCGGGCGGTCATCGCCAAGCGTCAGCCGACATGGCCGGGCGCATCGAGGACGCCACCGCTGCGATGCACAAGGCAAGCAAGGGCAGGCTGCCCCTGGTTGTCCGCACGGACGTGTGCGCCGCTTGCCGGTCGTGCCAGTACGCGGCGAAGTGCCTGGGCGAGCGCGCTGTGGTCAGTGAGTTCCCGATTGTTGACGAGTCGCAACTGAGCACGCCGCAATGATCCACTGGGCTATCGCCTTTGTCGTCGCATGGCTGGCGTTCTTGGCTGGCTTTGCGTTGTGCGCCGCCCTAACCTTGCGCGAATGATAAGTAGGCTGTACGTCGGTCAGTACTTGCGCCTGCCCAGCGGGCGTGTGGTCGTCTTGACTCAGCGCCGGGGTAGCGAATGGGTGTGCTGGTACTTTGAGCGGGTGCGGGGCGAGGTGGAATTTTCCGCAAATTGGCTGCGCGCCCACTGTACGGTTTGCTAAAAACTCGCTACAGTCCGGGGTGCCAATCTCAGTTTCTATCGTGTGCCCCTAGGTAGGGGCTGGGAACCCGTACACGCGGGGGAGGTTGGCGCTTTCGTCCCAGCCTCTACCTATGGGCCTTTTTTGAAAGCGCCTAATGTCTTTTGACCTCCACCTGGGTGACTGCCTCGCCACCCTGAAAACACTCCCCGACAACAGCATCGACAGTATCGTGACCGACCCGCCTTATGGGCTGTCGTTCATGGGCAAAAAATGGGACTACGACGTTCCCGGCGTTGACATCTGGGCACAGTGCCTGCGAGTGCTGAAACCGGGCGGGCACATGCTGGCTTTTGCTGGAACCCGCACGCAGCACCGCATGGCCGTTCGCATCGAGGACGCCGGGTTCGAAATCCGCGACATGATCGCGTGGGTGTACGGGTCGGGGTTCCCGAAGTCGCTGGACGTGAGCAAGGCGATTGATAAGCACGGGCCATCTGGACAAGTGCCATTCGGTGAGTTTGCCGCGCACTACGAAGCACGCCGCAAAGCATGTGGCCTGACACACGCGC